TATGAACAATTTAAACAAAAATTTTATAACACTTATATCAAAGGCTAATGGCTAAAACATTATTTGACCATTTAAACGCAATATCAAAAGACCAAAAACCTGATTACTTCAAAGATTTATCAGAAGAAGATAAGAAGACTTGGAGTAATTATATGATTCATAGATTTCTTTCAATGAATTATGATTTCGTAGATTTGATTGCACAGGTCCAACCCTTAACACAAACAATGGAGCCTGAAATATTCTATAAATTACTTATTGGGTTGATACCATCCGGTAGATATTATTTTAGATATATCAAAGGCAAATCAGAGGAAACATCTGATGAGGCCATTGTTCAATTATTACAACAAGAATACAATTGTTCTAAATCAACCGCTATAGATTATTACCATATACTAACCTGTATTAAGGAAGGAGAAGAGTATAAGAAGTACTTAAAAGATAAGTATGGATACAAAGGGAAGGAGAAAGTTCCAAAAACAGAAAAAGTAAAAAAAGGTAAAAAATAATTTATGGGAAGAGTTTCGTTTTCACAATATTCAATGTGGTCAACCTGTCCGCAGCAATACAAATTAAATTATATAGATAAGTTATCAGTATCAAACGCTAATATACATTTGATATTTGGTACTGCTATGCACGAAACTTTACAACACTTTTTGGATATAATGTATAACACCACTAAAACAGCCGCAATGGCATTAGATTTAGATGGATTGTTAGGAAAAAGATTAGTTGAAAACTTTAACAAAGAAAAAGAGAAGTTAGGTGAAGGAGAATTTCCTTGTACAAAAGAAGAATTGGAAGAATTCTACGGAGATGGTAGAAAGATAATTCACTACTTCAAAACTAAATTAGGAAGTTTTTTTAATAAGAAAGGATTTGAATTAGTTGCTATTGAGTTACCACTTAATATGCAGATTAAAGAGAATGTAAACTTCATAGGATTTGTCGATGTTATCGTTAGAGATACATGGGATAAATCAGTTACAATTATAGATTTCAAAACATCAACTGCAGGTTGGAGTAAATATCAGAAATCAGACCCAATTAAAAACGCACAGATTCTTATCTACAAAAAATTCTATGCTGAGAAATACAACATAAGTGAGGATAAAGTTAAGGTAGAATTTCACATACTAAAAAGAAAGGTTAAGGAAGATGCTGATTATCCTATTCCTCGTATCTCAAAGCATGTGCCAGCAAGTGGTAAACCATCAGTAAACAAAGCGTGGAAAGGATTTATGGAATTTGTAGATAGTGTTTTTGACGAAGCAGGAAACTATAGAGATATAGATTACCCAACTAAAAAGGGAACATCTTGTAATTGGTGTGAGTTCAAAGAAAGAAAACTCTGTCCACTTTATAAAGATTAAAAAAATATCCAAAAAACTTATCGTTTTATCAAAAATACATATATATATCTATATATACAAATACAAAACGATATGGACGTAAAATTAACAAGTGTGAAAATCCTTAGAGATTTGTATTCTTCATTTAAGAGAACTACATTAGATGATAAGATGAGTTTACAAAAATTAGTTAACCGCTCACTTACACTTTATGTAGAAGACCCAATCTTTAAACAAAAGATAGACTCATTCGGAGAATTACAAATATCAGGTTCACAATTTTAAAAAAGAGATTATTAATAAGTTATGGCGAACAAAAGAAAGACAATCTTACTTTTATCAGATGATTTAAGAATGCATAGTGGAATAGCTACTATGTCAAAAGAATTAGTATTGGGTAGTTTACACAAATACGATTGGATTCAATTGGGTGCAGCAATTAACCACCCCGAGCAAGGAAAAATAGTTGATGTATCAGAAGATGCACGAAGGGTTACAGGTTTAACGGAGGGTAATATAACTATTTATCCATATAGTGGATATGGTGATTATAACATCGTTAAGCAATTAATAGATAAGCATAATCCAGATGCAATTCTACACTTTACAGACCCTAGATATTGGATATGGCTATATGATATTGAGCATGAAATAAGACAAACTACACCAATATTTTTCTATCATATTTGGGATGATTTACCAGACCCTCATTACAACAGAGATTACTATGAAAGTTGTGATTGGATTGGGTGTATCTCAAAGCAAACTTACGGTATTACTAAAAGAGTTGGGCAACTAGAAAACGGGAAAACCTGGGTACCTAGAGAAGATTGGCAAGTATCGTATGTACCTCATGGTGTATCTAATTTATACAAACCATTGGCAGAGAGTGCTGAATTAGATGCATTTAAGACTCAAATGTTTGAAGGAAAAAAATATGATTTTGTATTCCATTGGTCAAACAGAAACATTCGTAGAAAACAACCATCTGATGTAATTTGGGCTTACGATGAGTTCTGCAAAACATTAACACCTGAGCAAAAAGATAAAGTGTTATTATTAATGCACACTCAGCCTGTAGATGAAAATGGCACTGATTTACCAGCGGTTATTCAGAGAATATCTCCTACTACTAATATAAAGTTTTCGACAGGAAGATTATCAACCGAACAACTTAATCAAGTTTTAAATATTTCAGATGTATCAATTAACATTTGTGGTAATGAAGGATTTGGGTTAGGAACTGCGGAATCAGTAATGGCGGGTACACCAATTATTGTATTAACAACCGGTGGATTACAAGACCAATGCGGATTCCGTTGGAAGGATAGTGGAGAATTATTAGTTGCAGAAGATTATGTTAAAATAGGTTCACTTCATAATTGGAGAGATTCAATGGATAAAGTAACTTATGGAGAATGGGTTAAACCTGTATGGGCTAAAGCACAGACAATGACGGGTTCAGTTCCTACACCTTATATTATTGATGATAAAATTGACATTAAGGATTTAGCGGATGCAATGAGATATTGGTATGATATTCCAAAAGAAGAAAGAAAGAAAAAAGGATTAATCGGACATGAATTCTTCAAAGGGCCAAACGGATACCACGCCAAAAGAATGTGTGATACATTGATAGAAGGAATGGAAGGAGCATTTAAAAATTGGAAACCTAGAAAACGATTTGATTTATTTAAAATAAAAGAATAATATGGGAAAGCAATTAGAATTATTTTCAAAAGATGAATTTGATATATTTGAAACATGTATTCAATGTGGAGTAGAAACCGATACATTGAAAACAACTCACATAGATTTTAGAACTGGGTATATTGAAGGAGCTGGACAATTATGTAGACAATGTTATATGGGTAGTAGTAGAAACCTAATAACAATAGATGAAAGAACAATTTTGGATACACCAAACAATGAAGAATTGGGTGCAAAAGTAAGAAGAAGATATTATGAAAGTAAAGATTAAAAAAATACATCCTGATGCAACTATTCCATCTTATGCAAAGAGTGGAGATGCGGGAATGGATTTAGTTGCAACATCAGTTATAGGTGAAACATTGGGTTCAATCACATATGGGTTAGGTATTGCATTGGAAATACCTGAAGGATTTGTAGGATTAGTATTCCCTCGTTCATCTATCAGAAAAACAAACTTACAATTGAGTAATTCAGTTGGGGTAATTGATAGTGGTTATAGAGGAGAGTTACAGGCTACATTTAATAAAGTACAGGGAATAGATAATGTAGAAAGAGAAAATTATAAAGTAGGTGATAGAGTTTGCCAAATTATAATTATCCCATTCCCTCCAATCGAATTTAACGAAGTAAACGAATTATCTAACACCGAAAGAGGCGAAGGCGGATTCGGTTCAACAGGAAAATAAAGTTATGACACAAAAACCATTATTAGTTTTTCAGGCTCCGGTATCTACGAGAAGTGGTTACGGAGACCATAGTAGAGACCTTTTAAAATCTTTTAAAGATTTAGATTTATATGATATTAAGGTAGTATCAACAAAATGGGGTAATTGCCCAATGGACCAGTTAAATCCAGAAAATGAGTTTCATAAATGGATTAACCTTAATACCGTTACATCGGTAGATAGAGAGATTGATATCTATATACAAGTTACTGTTCCAAATGAGTTTCAAAGAATGGGTAAATTTAATATCGGTATAACTGCTGGTATTGAGACCAATTTAGTAGCAAAAGATTGGGTTGAAGGTTGTAACAGAATGGATTTGATTATAACTACATCAGAGCATTCTAAAGCTGGAATAGCTGGAACTGTGTATCATGAGAAACATAAAGAAACACAACAAATTTTAGCTGAACATAAGTTAACTAAACCAATTGAAGTTTTATTTGAAGGATGTGATTATCATAA